CATAATTATAAATAGTTGTACCACTGCTTAAAAATTTACAATCTACTAAATTATTACCGAAATATTCTTTGGTAATAACAAAACCTAAATCAGCAAATCCTTCTTCAAATTGTTCATAACGAATTTGCTCGGATGTAACAAAAACATTATCATCCCCACAAGTAAAATTATCAAAATCAATAATATCATTTTTAAGAGCAGTATAATATAAACAAAGTTTGGTATCTAGAGAGTTATCAATTAATGTATTTAACTCACCTGTCAGAAGACCAAAAGGTATATGAATAACGCAACCATCACCGCAAACAAAATATTTTTCCTCAAGAACATTTTTATAAAAATTTGTTAATGCAATGCGATCCCTTGTATTACCTAATCTACTACATCTGATTTCACATTGAATATCTCTAATCGCATTATGAGTAGATCCATCTTGACCACTAATATCCAAACTTATTATATTATTTCTAGTATTATAATTAGTTAATTTTTTCCACATTTTATCCCAATCACCACCATAAGGATTAAATCCCGATGCTATTCCTAATTGAAACCAATGTTTAGTTATTTCATTGTTGTAATGTCTACAAAAAATTTCTTGAATAATTAAATAATGTACTGGCAAGACATAAATTGCTCTAGTTTTCTCCTGCTTGACACGCTCGATATCGCGTCTTTCATCTTTCATTACAACTGAACAATAATTTGGAGGTATTTCTAAACCTTCCTCTAAACAATGCCATAAATGAAGTATCAAATCCAATATAACTTGTTTAACTTTAAAATAAATAAATTGATTGTCTACAAAATCTTTACAATCATAATCATCTTCAGTGGATAATTCAAAGATGCATTCAAATTTGTTAGCATATTCTTCACTCATTGGATATCCACAAGAAGTTTTTCTCGGTAAACGTAAACAAGCTTGTTTAATACATTCAATCCTACCCGGAATGTCATCTGGTAAAAATAAAATGGTTGTGTAATCAAAAACGATTCTTTTTAAGAGTTCCTTAGATTTATTTAAAAAATAATAATTGGGGTTGAAAGGTTTTAAATTATATTTTG